TGGCAAGTGCCGGATCGAGGTTAAAAACACGCTGCTTGGCTCCGACACCAACGTTGCACCGGATCGCAAGCCGGGCATTGTTGCCGGTGCATCGGTGCCGCTGACGATTGAGGCATTGCTCCCGGCGCTGCCCACTACGTCCAACGCGATCGAGTTTACCAAAGAGCTTTCGTTCACAAAATCTGCCGCCGAAACCGCTGAGGGTGTGCTTAAGCCTGAGTCGTTGATTACGTTTGCGCTGGTCAACATGCCGATCTCAACGGTTGCGCACTGGATCAAGATTAGCAAACAGCTTGCCAGCGACAACACCGCACTTGCGGCATATGTTAACCAGCGGATGGTCTACGCCGTAAACCATCGCGTTGAGACTCAGCTTGTTGTAGGCGATGGTGTCGCGCCGAATATCAGCGGCATTTTCGACACTGGCAATTTCACGGCTCACGGTTACGCGGCTGCGGCACTCGGCGCTACTTTGCAAAAGCTAGTGCTGATTCGCAAAATCATGGCGGATGGCTGGAATGCCGGTTACCCCGCCGATGCGATTTTGCTGAACCCGGTTGATTGGGCGCAGATTGAGATTGACCTGCTCACCACGTCCGCCAACGCGGCCCGCGTGCAGTACGATGCTGCAGGTAACCCGTCGCTGTTTGGCGTCCGCGTGTTCCAGAGCGTCGGCGTTGCGGCTGATACCGTGGCTGTTGGCGCATTCTCACAGGCGTACACAGTTCACAACCGCGAGGGTGTGATTGTCGAGTTGTCGGATTCGGACGGCGACAATTTTACCAAAAACCTCGTGACTCTGCGCGCCGAACGCCGCCTTGCACTGGCAACCGAAATCCCCGGTGCTGTGCGTGCTGGTGACCTCACCCCGCTGTAATTACCGGTGCGGGCCTCAGCAATGAGGCCCGCGTCCCCTAGGGGGGAATGATGCTGCTGAACATCACATTTACCCAGCGCGGATGCTGCACGCTAACCGGCAATTTCGTGCCTGGTGATATAGCTCGGGTGCCGTCTGGGCTTGCGGATCATCTTGTGCGTGTTGCACGTTGCGCACGCTACGATGAGCTGCCGACTGCGGTTGAGGCTACTAATAATGAGCCGATCGCTGAGCCGCTGGAAGTAAAGCCAACGCGTGGCCGTGGCCGCCCGAGAAAGGTTCGGTAGTGCTAATCCTGATTACGCCAGCAACGTCTGAGCCTATCACTGTTGACCAAGCGCGAAGTCATCTTCGCCTCGGCCACCAGCATCAGGACGCGCTAATCCAGACTCTGATATCCGCTGCCCGAGAGGCCGTAGAGTTGGAGACCGGGAGAGCACTTGCTGTCGCGAGTTACGCATGGACGCCTGAGAGTGATTGCGCATCGGCGCAGTTTGTGCCGATCAGACCGGCAACAATCACGTCTGCCGACGGCGTGATACCGGTTGAGTTTACCACCGTGCCTGGCGCTGCACCGCCGTCGATTGTTGCCGCAATGCTGCTGATTATCTCCGATCTGTACGAGCATCCCGATGCAACAATTGTCGGCCAGAGCGTAGAGATCAACCCAGCAGTTAGCCGGTTGTTGTACCCGCACAGATTGACGGTGGGCATATGAGCGGCGCTCGCTACCGGCACGTAATCGACATAGACCGGCCCGTGAGCGTGCAGGACGATGTGACCGGCGATATAACGATTAGCTGGTCGCGCTGTTACTACAGCGTCCCGGCGTCCGTATTGACCGGGCCTGGTCGTGAGCATGTGGTGTCCGGTGCTGAGCGGCCTGATGTTGATGCACGGATAGCCACGCGATGGTTTGACGGGTTGGAGCCTACAATGCGGATCGTTTTTGAGTCAGTGATCTACGAGATAATCTCGATTGACACTGACGCAACAGGTCGCGGCGAATATCGGATCGGGTGCAAACGCGGAGTGTCGCACGATGGCCGCTGACCCGATCATGGATATCAAGATTGAGGGCCTTGATGGTTTGCTTGATCGGATGAAAAAGTTTCCGAAAGAAATGGCAGTGCGAGGCGGGCCGATTCGCGCTGCGCTTGCTGCTGGCGGTAAAATCGTGCGCGAGGAAGCTAAGGCTAACGTGCGCAAGATCATCCAAGAGCCTAACAAGGGCGGGCTTGATTCTGCGAGTACCGGATTGCTGGAAAAAAACATTATCCAAAAACGCCACCGCGACCCGAAAAAGCGCGACCCGAAGGCGAGCGAGATTTACAGCGTTCGAGTGCGCAGGAAAAAGACAGGAAAAGGCGTCGACATAACTCGGTACGCGAAAATCTTGGAGTTTGGGTCTGAGCATATCAGCGCTAAAGCGTGGCTGCGAAACGCTGCAGCGTCTAAGCGGCAAGAAGCTATACAGGTTATTGCGAAAAAGCTTGCGCAAGGGATTGCAAAGATTGAACGAAAGCTGGGCGGTAAATGATTATCCCGCCAGTATTCGCCAGAGTTAACGGCAATCCGGCAGCAAAAGCCGCTCTACTAAAACCAGATGGCATTGTGTCGCTTTTTTACGGCGTTGCGCCACAATCAGCAGCAACGCCATATGCCGTTTGGCAGGTGCTTAGTGGTGTCCCCGATATCGTGTACAGCGGATCGGAGCCATCGACTAGAATAGCTGTGCAAATCGATGTGTACGATGTAGCAATTAGCGGATCGATTGCGGTAGCTGATGCGGTTCACGACGCGCTCGCGGAGTCTGTACACCGCACGCGGTTTGATGTGCAGCGAGAGCCTGACACTGACCTGATGCGGGTCAGCATGGATTATGATTTTTTGGTTTAACACGAGGACAAGAAAATGTCGCAAAACGCTATAAAAACTCAATTGACGCAAATCTACGTGGTTAACGGCCCGACGGTGGCGCTTGAAATCGGCTGCGTGTCTAACCTGACGCCTGGCGGTAGCTCGCGGGATCAGATTGACACGACATGCCTCACCGACGTGGAGAAAACGTTCGAAAATGGCCTCGGTAATCCGGGGCAAGACACGTTTGACATTGTGTTTTCGCCATCTGACACATCGCACCAGTTGATGGAGACGATGCTACAATCCGGCGACAAAGCGCAGTGGTATGTCGGGCTTAGCGATGGTGTCGCAGCGCCGACCGTTGCCGCCAGCGTAATTACCGCACCGGCAGCGCGCACCGGGTTTGTGTTTACGGCGTCTGTGTCGGATGTGTCGTATGCAATCCCCGGCAATGAGGTTGTCCGTGCAACTGTGACGTTGCAGCGCTCAGGTGCCCGTGCATGGACGTACAAGGCATGAGCGTTGTTGATTCCATCGCTAGCAGCGGCGGGTTTGTCTCTACAAAAGTGGTTGCGCGCGAGGTATCGTGGTCGTGGGTTGATCCCGAGAGCGCGGAGCAAAAATCGGCTACGATCACAGCGCACTATGCTGACCTATCAGCCGGTGTAGTGCGTGACATTTTCCGGTCTGACGCTGCTGGACGCGATGAGCGTTTTTTGTCTGCAATCCTGCGCAACGCAGACGGCACTACTGGCATTACGGTTGAGCAAGCGGCAAAGCTGCGTGCTAGCGCGTTGTCTGCACTTGTCGCGGCGGGGTTGGATGTTATCGGCATGGGTGATGACGCGGGCAAAGCCGAAAAAAAAACCTCCGCGTAGCAACCGAAAAATTGTGGCATGACTTGGCGCTTGCGCTTGGTGACACGGTGACATCGCTACAGGCACGGATGCCGCACAGCGAGTTTCGGTCTTGGGTCGCGTACGTGCAGCTTTACGGGCCAATCGACTACGCGAGGCGCTATGATTACCCTGCCGCGTTGGTGTCATGGATGCAAGGTAGAGTTACGCAGGGGTCTGTAGATGACCTGATGCCATATCGCTGCGATCCTGTTGATGCGCCAGAGGAAGGCTGGTCTGAGGTCGATCAAAAACTGCTGAGGTTATCACATGTCGCTTAGCTCTCTAGTTGTTGATCTGATACTACGCGCGGGCGGGTTCGAGACCGATATGAAACGCGCTGCGAACAGCGCGGATCGAAACGCAAAGCGGATGCGCAAATCGTTTTCAGATGCCGGTAAAAAAATCGGCACGGCGCTTGCTGCTGGGATAACGGTTGGCGCGGCTGCAATAGCGGCTGGGGTCAAGTCCGCGATCAACGCGGCCGATGAGATCGGCAAAACGTCGCAGAAAATCGGAATATCGACAGAATCGCTTTCGTCGCTGAAACTCGCTGCCGATCTTTCCGGAGCGTCGTTTGAAAAGCTAAAAAGCGGCGTTGTCAAGCTCAGCGATGGGCTTGACGTAAACGCAAAGTTGTTTGACGCAATAGGCGTTAGTGTAAAAAACACCGCTACCGGTGATTTTTTGCCGATGGATACCATCCTGCGCAAAGTTGCGGATGTTTTCAAATCGCTGCCGGATGGTGTTGACAAGACGCGGCTTGCAGTTGACCTGTTTGGTCGCGCAGGTGCCGACCTGATCCCACTGCTAAACGGCGGTGCTGCTGGATTTGACGAAATCCGCAAAAAGTCAGACGAGTTTGGCGCGACAGTTAGTTCAAAAACCGCTCAAGCCGCTGCGGATTTCAACGATAAACTGACTGAGACAAAGGCTGCAATCGGCGGCGTGTTTTTGGGTGTGGCCGAGGATTTGCTGCCGACATTGACAGACCTAGCAACACAGATATCATCTCCTCAATTCCGCGATGGGTTTGGCGCTATTGTAACCGGAGCGGTCAATGCTGCGGCTGCGGTAGCTAATCTAATCTCTGCAACGGGTAATCTTGTCAAGTTAGTCGCGGAATCTGCTGCGGCGTCAGTATCCGGGCCAGCAATTGGTGATGTTGTCAGGCTTGATGATAGGCTTTCAAATCTACAAAATCAGAGGGATAGCAAGGTTCGCGCACGCGGCGGAAACGATACCGCCAACGATATCAAACAGCTTGACGAGCTAATAGCAAAAACAAAATTGCTCATCAATCTGTCGCAGCCGGATGCCGCCACTACCGAGCCAGCAGCTACTGCGACGCCTGGCCGAACGAAAGGCAAAGACGATATCCTTGCAGGGCTGAAGGCTCTGCGCGATGAGGCTGACGCGGAAAAGAAACGAGCGGAGGCCGGGAAGAAACGTTCGGAGTCGTCCCGCGAGCAGGTGCGGCTTGCAAAGGAACAGCAGAAGATCGACGAGGACCGTGCCGCTGCGGCTGCCGATTTTGCCACACAGTCAGCATCAATTGCGGCGCAGTTGGAAGGGCCTGTTGCGCAGGCCAATCTTGCGTACGCGGATCAGCAGCAGCGTCTTGTCGATCTTGCAGCGGCTGGCACAGTGTCCAACGAGGCTCTATCGCAGTCGCTTGCTAACTTGGAGCAATTGCGGCTTGCTGAGGTTGAGTCGATCAACGCGCAGCTAACACCAGCGCAGCAGCTGCTTGATGAGCTAGCATTCGAGCAGTCGCTGCTCGATGCAACATCCGATGAGAGAGAACGCGCTATTGTGCTGCGCGGGCTGGACGCCGAAAGCATCGCGCTTTACGGCGATCAGATTGCGGCGGCGAATCAAAAGATAATTGACTCGCGCGAGGAAATCGAAAAGTTGGATGCTGTGCGCGCCACGGCGTCAAACTTTTTTGCAGACTTTGCGAAAAACGGAATTGGCGCGCTGGATCGACTTAAGGATAAAATCACCGACCTTATTTTCCAAAAGTTGGGCGACCAGCTAGCCGAGTCGCTTTTCGGCTCGCCTGGGCAAAGTAGCGGCGGCAGCATAAGCGGGTTTGGGTCGATCCTCGGAAGCTTGTTCGGCGGCGGATCGGCTAAGGGCAACGCGTTTGTGTCGGGCGAAAAAGTGACTGCGTTTGCCAACGGCGGCGTGGTTTCTCGGCCGACGCTTTTTGGCATGTCACGCGGTCGCGTTGGTGTTGCTGGTGAGGCAGGGCCAGAGGGCATATTGCCGCTGCGCAGGACGCCTGACGGCAAGCTCGGCGTAATGTCGAGCGGTGGCGGTGGTGTCACGCAAAACAATACGTTCGTGATCGAGGGGCGCATTGATAGGCGAACACAGCAGCAGATCGTTGGCGCAACTGGTCGGCAGATCAATCGAGCCACTGCGAGGAACGCGTGATGCAGACACACATCAACCAGTCGATGGCGGCATGTCCAGCGTTTGGGTTTGACGGATCGGGGCGATGGAATACACGGATTGTAGAGACCAACAACGGCAAAGAAAAACGGGTTGGTTTGTGGCTCAAACCACGGCACACGTTTACCGCGCCGTATCGCAATATCAGCGTTGACGCATGGCGCGGCATCCGGGACATGTTCAACGTTGCTCGTGGCCGGCTTTTGGCATTCCGGTTTCTGGATCACCGCGAGCCGCCCACAGTGGATGCGCAGTTTGGCATTGGCGATGGCGCGCAGACCGTTTTCCAGCTCTCAACAGCGGTTACGATTGACGGGCTGACGTTTACGCGGGTTGTTAGCGCACCGCGTGCTGGTGTGTCCGTGAGCATCGATGGCGTGCCATCGTCCCCGACGATCAGCGACACTACTGGGACAGTAACGTTTGCTGTTGCACCGGCAATCGGTGCTGTGCTGCGCTGGTCTGGCACTTATGATTTGTGGGTTCGGTTTGATTCCGATGATCTTCCGTTTTCGCTGGACAACATCAACGCGCATAACGGCTCTGTGTCGGTCGTAGAAGTGGAGCCGCCGAGCGCATGAAAAGCATCCCGGTAACGCTACAGGCCCACAAAGACGCGCAGGCATCTGCGGCATGTCATCTGGTGCGTATCACGCCAGTGGTCGGCAACAACTCGCCGCCGGTGTTTGGCGTCACGTCGCTTGACGTGGATGTTGTCTACGATGATGGCAACGGGCCGCTAACCTACTACGCGAGCAACGGCGCGGACATATCTAGCATTGCGTCATCGCTCAATCTTGACGTTGACAATGCGGAGATTACATCGCTGCTATCTGAGTTTGACATCGGGACGATAACAGAGGCCGATGTTGCGTCGGGCAAACTGGATTATGCCGAGTTTATCGTCTACCTGGTAAACCCGGATGACCTTGCGGCTGGTCATGAGATCGTGAGCGCTGGCACACTTGGTGAGGCGCGCACGATCGACGGCGCAAGCGTAGTCGTTGAGATGCGCGGGTTGTCACAAAAGCTAAAGCGCTCGATTGTTGAGCGCGATTCGATTCGCTGCCGAGCAATTTTTGGCAGTATGGCAGGCGATCCCGGCGTAAGGTTCCCGTGCAATTTCGATGTGTCGGCAGAGTGGATCGCGGCCACGGTTTCCGGCGTTGGCGCTGAGCCAGACCGGCAATTTGCTCTGTCCGGTGTTGCTGTCCCCGATGGGTTTCTAGCGCCCGGAGTAGTTGAGTGGTTGACCGGGGCAAACGCTGGCAGGACGCACGAGATCGAATCACAGACTGGCGCGACGTTTGATCTTGCGTACCACACAGATTTTGATATTGCTGTTGGCGACACAGCGCGAGTTCGCCGCGACTGCGCAAAACGTTATAACGAGGATTGCATCGCCAAGTTCAACAACCGCCAGAACTTTCGCGGCGAGCCACTGATTCCGCTGGGCGAAGAGGGGTCAAAGCAGGCATCGGCATCGGCTCCGGCAGCACCGGCTAATCCGCCGCCGGTTGCTGTTGCTGCGCCGCCAGGGCCAAGCGTACCGGTGACGTTTACAAACCTCGATGGCGAATCAAGCGGCGGATGGGATAATAGGCGTCACGATTTAGGTACGATCACGATACGCAACAACGCGGCACTGGCGCATTCAGGGGCCGGTTACATCGAGTGGGTCGGTAATACCGACAACGGCATAAGCGTAGAGCAGGACGTGATTTTCGTAACGCCGGAGTTTTTAGCAAACCCACGCGATACGATATCAATTAGCGCATTTATCGCGATTGACAGAAGCATCCCGGACATGTTTATGCGTGTCGATCCGATGATAGAGTTTTCGCTGACGCTTGGCGGCCCTAGCTTTGCTGGGCCTGTTGGGTTTGGACGCAATGCTGTAGGTGCTGACGTGCCGTACAGCGATGTGAGTGTTGTTGCTACTGTCCCTGATGAGCCCGTTGTCTATGCTCGCGTTGGATTTGTGCTATCAACAACGCGATCTACCGGCACGCTACGCATTGACGATGTGGTCATATCTGCGACCACACCAGCATGATGATTGCAAGCACAATCGTACAGGCAGCACGCCAGCTAATCGGCAAACCGTTTCGGCATCGCGGGCGCGGGCCGGTGTACTATGACTGCGGCGGTGTTGTTGCTCACGCATGCATTGCCGCTGGCATCGTACCGCACGATATTGCGCTGTACGGGCGAGAGCCTCACAACGATGGATTGCGCAGTGCGATGGTTGCGACGTTTGGCGATCCGGTAGATGCGGCAACTATGCGCGCTGGCGACGTGTTGCTGATGCGGTTTGTCGAGCATCCTCACCACCTTGCGATTGTTGGCGATCACCCGGCTGGTGGGCTGTCGATGATCCATGCAGACGGCAGCGTTGGGCGAGTGGTCGAGCACCGCATCGATAGCATGTGGGCT